GGCCAACACTCTTAGTGTCTAAGCATTCTGGTGTACGTATCGCACCCTATGTTCAATCGACCCCCACAGAAAGGCCCGCGCTCGCGGGCTTTTTTGCGTCTGCTGGCCGCCAAAGCGCGGGGGCATGGCCCACCACTGAGCACGGTCTTGAAGCTTCATCAGGCCCTCGTTACGTCTGAGAAGCATTGACCAACGGAACGCTGAGGTCGTAAACGTCCATCATCGCCCCGTCCCGATGACCGCTGGCCTCCTGTTTGTCCGCGCGGTTGCCGGCTGTGTCGGTAATACCACGCCGCTTGAGATCGTGGAGGCCAAACCGCTGCTCGGCTGTGATAGTGCCGTCTTCGATGGCCGAGGTGATAAACCGTTGCCAGGCCGTATCAAGACTGGATTTACGTAAAGCCCCGCCATGGCTGGCCACGATGATGTAGCGTCGATCGGGACGAATCGGAACGACCGTCGATTTGCTGGCCCACACCTTGGCCCGGTAGGCCTTCGCTCCCTCCCAAGCGGCGCGCAGTCGTGGCGTCCAGCGGACAATGTTGTCCCGGCTGCCCTTGCGCCGGTTGGTCATAATCCCTTCGTCTAGTTCATGGGCATCTGTCAGGGTGATCGTCTCAATGCCCCGCAAACGGCACAGGTAACCGATCTCCATCACGTAGCTCAGGTACTCTGGACAGCCACCTTTCTCGTTCCTGGCCAGCCGGCCAAATGCTAGGGCTCGGTCGACCAGCGTTTCCATGACCTGGTGCTCCGGTAAACGTCGGCGTTTGCGCTCAACAGGCGCTTCAATGCCTTGCGCCGGATTGCTGTCGAGGTAGCCCCGGTTGCGACCCCACTGTAGTACCCGGCGCAGGTAGCGCAGGACATGCGCCGCTTTGGACGGCGTGCCTTCGTCGGCAAGGCGATCGACAATCCGCTGGATCAATGCCGCCGTGAATTTCTTCACCAGCAGTTCCCCCAACGGTTTGCCCAGCCGGGTCGGTATGCCAAGCAAGACGTCTCGCGAATAGCAGTAGTCGCTGTGAGTCTTGAGGCTGAGTTTCTTGTAACGATCGCTCAGATGAAACTGCGCGCAGACGTAACGCAGTGTGCCTTTATCGACCCCCGAGGTTTGCTCCATGATCTGGTGCAACTCGGCCAGGCTCACGTCAGCAGGTGCCACATTGCGCCGGCGCTGTTTGCCGGTCTCGTCGTAATGCAGCGTGTACCAGACGCCGGCGTTGCGATGATCAAAGTAGATGGCCGCTGGTAGAGCGGCCTGGTCGATATGTGGGGGGATGTGCGGATTGTGCTTCCGCTTACGCGCTTTCCTCATAGGATATCGGTGTCATAACTCTCTGAGGTTACAGACTCTATGCCCGCAGCGTGGTGGATGAGATCCAGCGTCGTCCACGGACCAGTGCGCCCTCGGAACATGCGGATCCCCTGAGTGATCAGCGAGCGTTCGACGTCGGAGCGGCGTTGGTAGCCGGTGATGCGCTGCAGGTCCTCAAAAGTGAGGACATTGCTTGTTTGGGAGTTCATGATTGCTCTCTATCTCAAGCAGCAATCAGGGCAGTGTAACGTCCCGCCCTGATGCTCAAAGCCAGAACCTGACGGCTCAATTACTGGGGGAGGGGATGTCGAGAATGCTGGCCAGAACGCGCATGTCGTTGGCGCTCAGATCACCTTGGGTCGTGGCCTGTGCGGCCAGGCTTTCAAGTCGCCCGCGAGCGTGCGGAGTCTTGTGCACCTGGTAACCGATCAATGCTGCGCCGACCAGGGCGATAGTCAGCAGGTTTTGGGATGGTGTGCTAGCCTTTGGATCGCTGCTGCTTGGATGTTCCGTCTTCATTACCGTACTCCTAGTAGTGGTTGGTACTGGGGAGCTGCAACTCCTCAGTACCGTTCTTTTGCTGACATCGTTGGCGTCAGTTTCTTATGGCTGCAGTCCTGCCCTGCGTACCAGGTGAATCACCAAGTCTTCCAGATCCACCAGATCTTCCGTCTCTGATTGCCATTCCAGCACCGCCTGGATCTGATCCCGGCTGCATTCCAGGACTAAAAGCTCCTGCTTTGTGGCGCTCCTAACTTCCAGAATCTCTACCAGGCCAGCAGCGCTGTATGCCTCGGCATGTACCAGTTGGTTTGCTTCGCCGATCCAATCGTGCAGTTCTTTCAAATGCTTGAGCTGCTTCGTAGCGCCTTGCCAACCTTCGCCCGTGATCACTTGAATGTGCATATGTGTTCCTCCTCTTGATAGTGATCAAGCGGCCTGAAAAATCCAGCACCGCACAGTTTTCGGCTTATCGGCGGCGTCGATATCCCAGGACGAACACACGTTGCGGTTTGTCTCGATGAACTTCGGGCACTTGCTGGTTTTTAGGTGACGTTTGAGTTCGGCCAGATCCGGGACCTTCTGCCGCTTGTTCGCCGCAGCTTCGGCAAAGTCGTTCAGGTTCACCGCAATCAGCCCCTCATTACGAGAGTGGTTCAACGCACCAGCGTGGCTGTTCAGGTACTCGTAAAGCTCCCAGAACTCAACGACCATCGGGTGATCAGCGTTGATTGCCAGTTGTCGCTCTTTGGCCATGCTTTGAACCTCGGCATGGGCTGCGTCAACCTGGTGTTGCTGCAGTGGCACGACATGTACCAGGGCGTCGACCAGCGCATGCAACTGGGCGTGGTTCTTGGCAATACGCACCGTGCGGATCTCGGGCAACTGCAGCAGCCGCTGTTCATAGAGCGGCACACTCGCTTTCACGGTCTGCATCACTTGCGCTTCCCGGGTTGTTGCCATCAACAGAAAGCCACTCACCTTGTCGACTGGCATCTGCTCGAGCTCTTCCACCAGCAGTTTGGTTTTGGCTGTCTGGCCGTCCTTTGTCATGCCGACGTGGGCTATCCGCTGCAGGATGGGCTCCGAGGCGTTCACAGCATGGTTTTGGGCGAACACAAAAGCACCGCGGAACGGCGGCTCCCGCGTGTCGTTGCCGTTGTTCTTGACCCCGGTCGACCGGACGCTACGGCCGTTGTAAGCGGTTTTCAGCTCGTCCCAGTCGTACTGCTTAGTCGCGCTGCCATCGGTCTTTTCCCGTTCGGATTCGATCAGCACGACCGGTAGGTTGCCGACCTGGGCGAAGTTACGGGCGCGGGCAACCGGTGTGCCCTTGGATGGGTCAAAGCCTTCGTAGTCGAGGCGACCAAGCAGCTTCCACAGAAACTCTATCAACGTGGACTTACCCGCACCGGCTTCGCCGACTACCTCAAGAAACAGATAGCTCTTCTGGTGTTGCCGGATCTGCTCCGCGAACAATGCCCCCAGCCAGTACGCCAGGACGACGATTCCTTTGGCCCCAAAGCACTGCCACAGAATGTCGAGCCAGCGCGTTGTGAACTTGTTCAGATCGGTGTTGATGTTCAGCGTGACGGACTGACTGAGCGTTTTAATGCTCAGTTTCTCCATGTCGAAAAAGTCTTCTTCGTTCAGTTTGTAGACCTTGCCGTCGCGCACGGCCACGTCGCCGTAAACGTAGGCACCGTGTTCGCGGGTGTAGCCGGTGAAGTCGATTGTCTGCACGGTCTTGAGCGCATTTGTCTGCTCTTCAATGAACGCGTCCAGTTGCTGGGTGGTGCCGGTGAACATCCCGCCGGGCGCGATCCCGAGTAGTCGTTTCTTGAACTCGGCGGACGAGGCGATCTGCGAGCTGGTAAAGGTGTTCTTGATCGGCTCGGCGTCGTGGGCAAACGTAATCCGGAAGTAATACCAAGACTCGTCGGTAAGCTTGTTCTCCTGGTAGTACAGGGCCTTGGGGTTGCAAGTGGCAATCCGCTGAATCGCCCCGCACTGCTGCATGGCCTTGGCGCGGCGCTGCTTGTCGTTCAGTAACTGATCGTCCTGATGCTCGCTGTCCTCGAGGTCTTGCATGGCCCGGTTGAATTTCTCCAGGTCGAGCTTGAACCAGTAAAGGCGGTTACCGAACTCAAGGTGGAATTCACTACGGCGTTTCCAGTCGAAAAGCACCAACGCCTTTTCCGTTGCGTTGTCGGCGATCAGGAGGGCGCCGTGGTGCCTGGCAACAGTCAGGTCCTTCTGGGTCTGCTCGGCCCGTTTGTCATCCTCGTCTATAGCCCACCAGCGCTGATGCAGATCGTTCCAGTCGACCTTGCGACCATCACGCTGGGGGATCTGGGCCGCCTCGCAGACAAAGCCCAGTTCTCGCGCCTGGCGAACCCAGCGCTTGGTGTACGCGTGTGCGCCTGGCTCGTTGTCCAATGCCCACACCAGCTTCGGTAATTTGCCTTCGCGGTCTTTGGCGAGGCGCTTCAATGACTCGTCAGGAAATGCATTGGACGACATAGCGGATACTGCTGCTACACCATGATGCACCAGCGCGATGGCATCAAAGATCCCCTCGACAATCCACAGCTCTTTGACCTCCAGCAGCTCGACACACGGGGGGCACCACCACACGCCTTTGTAGCTTTCGCCTGGCTTGAAGCGGGCCTTCATTTTCCCGAACCGGGCAGGGCGATCAATCAACCGCTCCCAGTAACCACCTTTCTCTAGTGCGAAACGCACTGTGGCGCTGCCAGCATCATGTTGTGACGAGAAGAAAGTGTCTTGGGTGAACCAGCCGGTTATCAGCGACATGTCGAAGCTGCGGGCAAATTCCATGTAGGCGCGAGCTGTTGCGGTAGGGGCGTTATCGGCCGCGGGTGCGCGCTTGCTCCAATCCTCAAACAGGTCGTCGTAAATCTCTTTGACGTGCAGCGTGTGACCACACTTCTCCTGTCGGCCGCAAATCAACTGCCACGGGCTGTCAAAGCGTGTGTATAGCTCCTTTTTGTTGCACTTTGGGCAGGTGCCGCCGCGCATATAGTTGGTGGATTTGCGGAGCTTCAATCCGTAGTCGGACTGAATGCGCTGCAGAACGTTGTGGCGTAGATCGTCTCTCATGAATGCTTCACTGCTTTGAGGCTTTGGCTCAGGGCTGCCATAAGGCGTTTTTGCGCTGCCATAACAGGGACGTGGGCGAGAATTGCGCCATGGCGTTGGCCGTCCGCTACAAAGCGGTATTGGTCGTCGTACCAGTATTCATTGAGCCTCAGGCGATACTGTTCACGCAGTGCTTCAAGCAGTGCTTGAGCCTCTGCCTGGGGCAATTGAGCGGTGACGATCACGGCGTTGGCCATCGTTAAACCTCGAATCTAGGCGCAGCTCACCCATACCCACTGGAGTGGGGCAGGCAATGTTTGGGGGTGTTTAAGTGGCGGGGGAGACGGGTTTGCCGTGGCCGGCAGCGATCAGGTGTTCATAGATCAGATGAACAGGTACAGACCAAGCGAGTCCTCGAATGGGATCACTGATCACTACTGTCATTTCTGCGCTTGCCTGAAGGTCTATACGCTGGCGACCGATGACTGCCAGAACGTTGCTGTAGGCCTGGTGCACCAGATGGTTTGCAAAAGACTCTTTGACCTCAAAGCTTTCGACCAGGTGATCGGTCGTTCGACTGAGCAGTTGGCCAAGATCGCCCAAATGCTCGCCCTGATGGCGCTCGATAAATGCCTGAGCTGCAGCGCGGATGGTCTCTTGATAATCCATATCAGCTGATACGTTGTTCATTTTTCAGTCCCTGATTTAGCGCGGTACAGATCAATAGCTGCCAACACTTCCGCATGACGTGCAGCCATGTGCAGGTTGTGTGCGTTGAGGATGTGCTCGGCCTCTGTTGCACTTATGTAGCCGTCGGCAAGAGCCTTGGAGATCTCCAGGTCGACGCATCCACGCTTTGCCGCCGCTTGAATGGAAAGGGCGTACATCTCGACGTTGTCCAGCGAATCAGGATCAGCCACTGGAACGAACAGGCCGCCGTACATCGAGGCCACATAGTTGGGAAAATGCTGAGTTCCGGCTTCCTGCTCCAACTGGAACAACTGAGCATCATTTAGCGGGCGACTGTTGTTGTTCTCGTAAGCGTGGTTATCAAACTTTTTCAAGGCAAGACCGATCCGAGCAGCTGCGCACTCCCGTCCACCTGGATAACTGCAGATGATCGCGCTGACTACTTCGCGGCGTGTCTTTAGAACTGGGCTTTTCATGTTCTGCTTTTCCCTGCTGATCCGCGCTATTACTGTGCGATCACACCGTCTTTGATACCCAGCAACACCGCGGCGCGATGTGCCTCCCCTCGGCGACCTTTGATCCTTCCATTCAAAAGGTCGCTGACCAAATTTTTGTTCAAGCCATGTTGTCGGCTGAATTCCGCAATGCTGACCCCCTTGTGATCGAGAGCTGCTCGGGCTTGCTCGGGCGTAACGGTGGCGGGCATGATGTGCACTCTGTTTGTTCGTGGTCGTTTCTGTTGGTCTGTGGTGATTCTTGGTCAAATAATTGATCAAGTCAAGCGTGGTGAATAAAAATATGCACATTGCTGACGGAGTAGGTGAGCGTCTTAAGGAAGAGCGCGAGCGCTTGGGCTTGAGTCAAACCGAGTTTGGAACGAGACTCCGAGTTAGTCGTGGAACTCAGAAAAATTATGAGCTTGGTGCGAATTCATTGGACCTCCGTTACGTCGCGGCCCTCGTGGATCAAGGCATTGACGCCGGATATGTACTCACCGGGCATCGCTCTCCTGCTCCTGGACAGGGGTTGAAGCCGGACGAAGCGGAGCTGGTAGATCAATATAGGAGATTGCCTGTAGATGATCAGAAAACTGTACGTCGAATTGTGAAGTCTATGGCAGCAGAAGCCGCCGAGGCTTCGAAGTAAAATTTATCGATTCCTGAATCGAGCTATTTCCAGTCGTCTGCGTATCCTCAACAGGCTCCGTACCGTCGCCTCCAAATGTATTTAATGGAGCGTAAGTATGTTGGATCGCAGTAATCTCCAGTTCCTTAGTGGTGAATGGTCAAGCTTTCATCGGCTTGAACTCACAGAGTTAGAGAAGGATTTAATCAAGCTTTACCGTCAGATGTCTGAGAGCGAGCAAAAGCAAATTCGTCGCATCGCTGGTTACTTGGCCAAGCCAGCTGAGAGTGAATAATTATCTTGTGGGCGATTGAATCACGCCTGCACCGCCTATCGCCGACTCCTCTGGTCGGCGATTCATTCAAGCCACTGCCTGCCGCCCTAGTTGCTCAAACAACTCCTTCTGCTTGTCAGGTGCAAGGTCCCTTAGCCGATCAAATAGCATCACGTCCAACTGCTGCCCGGACGGCCTGAGCGTATGCGAAAACGTCAGGTTGGCCACCCATGTATGGCCGCAGCTGGCGTCTAGGCATTGGCAGTACAACTTCACATACGCCCTCGTCACTTCCTCCCGTGAGCTGATTCGTCCCTTGTGCCCGCATGTTGTGCAATAAATCCGCATGTTCCCTCCCCAGGGCCATCCTATGGCTACTATTTTGCCATATCTGCAATGGCATTATCTGTGCTTTCGGTCATATCAAGCCGTTACAGATGTATCCAGCAGCGGTTTCCAGGCGAACCGTCTGTCCTCTCGCAAAGTCGCATTAGCCTGGTCAAACAGCTGACAGATCGGCCTGATCTCATTGCTGGTGTAAACGCGATCGATCTTCTCGATGTCACCGAATCCGCCACTGTTCTCCGGGATGATCCCGGCCAGCGCCGGGTTCATGCGCCAAGCCGCGATCACGTCATTGCGCGTGATGTTCTTCACCTTCTCCAGTTCGTCCTTGGCCTGGAAATCCCCCACTGGGATGATCTGGATGGCCTTCTCGGAACCGCCCGGAATGTTGACGAACATCGACCGGAAGTTGCCCACGCCCTTGCTGGCCGTGATCTGGGCACGTAGCTCGTCTTCGTCCTCTTCGGTCAGGTTCGGGTCGTTGGTGTAGAAGATGTATCCCGCGTGCGCGCCGTTGCTGTAGTAGCGCCGGCGGAACAGCGTCGCGGCTTCGTTGAGCAGCAGCGCCTGCAGGCCGCCCAGGTACTCAGGCACGCCATAAATATTCTGCTCTACGTCGTAGTTGAGGACGTGCTCGATCTCGTCGGCGTCGAACTCCGTTTCCCGCCCGTTCTGCTCCAGCTGGATGAACCCACCGTCTACCTTGACCCGCATGTTGATGGCCGGCAGGTGTCGCAGCTCCAGAATCTGGCCCAGCAGGTTAGGCACCCGATAGAAGTACGCTTCGCCAAACACCATGAAGTCCAGCGCAGCCCTACCTATTTCGGCCACTGACAGGCCGGCTGAAGGCATGAACTCCCGCAGCAGCAGATTGCGCTTGAACCCTGGTATGGCGCCGTGGTGCGCGTTGGCCTTGAGCAGCTTGGCCAGGCCCCTGCGCGAAACCGGCGGCGTGTAAATGCGACCGTCGTCGGTGGCGAACACGCCCAGGTACTGCGCGATGTTGTCGGTCAGCACGGATTCCGGAGCACCGAACGTGAATGCACGCATGGGCCGTTGTGCCGGTTTTTCCTGCTGCAGGGTTTTGGGTTTTGCCATGGGAAGTTGATCCAGTGAGTGCGTAGCGACTGCGCCGCTTTTTGTCCGTGTTGAGGGGTTCGTACTGCAGGGCGTGCATGACCGCCCAGGCCACGTCCGCGTGACCGGTCGCGTCGGTTCGCGACGCGCTGTAGGTCACCTGTCCGCTGGAGGTTGTGCCGCGCTTGATTGTCAGGAAGGCCTGGGCGATATCGTTCCAGCCGGCGTCCCATTCGATGCGGCTTCCCTGGATGGTGTCCTGCGCCTTGAGTACCAATAGGTTCTTGGTTTCCAGGCTGTAGTGGATCGAGGTCGCACGCGGGTAGAAGTCGCGCACCAGGTCGAAGACGCCGTAGCCGATGCCGGTCGTGTCGATCCCGATGTGCTGAACGTTGAAGCGCTCGGTCAGCTTCTTGACCTGCTCGGCCTGGTACTTGAATGACTGACCACGCCAGCTGTGTTTCTCCAGGATCCGGAACTTGCCGCCGTTCTCCAGCGGCGGTGCGATGACCACGCACGTCGCGTCGTCGCGTGTCCGGCTCGGGTCGTAACCGATCCAGACCGGGCTATTGCCATACGGGCGCGGATCGTCCGGGTCGAAGTCGGCCCACAAAGACAGGTCCGAATAGCAGCGCTCCAGATCTGCCAGGGAAAACGCGCTCTGGCTGCTGTCGATGAATTTGCACATGAACAGCTGCTGGAACTTGTCGTCGTCGTACTCCAGCTGTAGCTGCTCAAGATCGAACAGATCGCAGCCGCCGGCGATGGCGTCCAGGATGGTGATGACCTTGCGCCACTGACCGTCCGGACATAGCGCGCCTGCAGAGATCTGTTTGTCGCTCGGCCAGGGATCTTTGGCCGCCTTGCGTTTGCTGTTGCGGAATTTCTCACCCTGCCAGAACGGGTACGCCTGATGCGATACGGCGCTAGGCGTGGAGAAATAGGTTTTGCGCCACTTCTTATGGGTCGCCATGGCGCTGGCCACGGTGTTCAGTTTCTCGAAGTCGCGGATCCAGAAATATTCGTCGACGTACACATGGCCATGGTGACCCTGCGCGGTGCTGCTGTTAGTGCTGAGAAAGCGCAGCTCGGCCCAGGGCTTGCCGTCCTTGCTGAGTACGATCGGGTTGCCGGTCAGCTCCAAGCCAAACCACGCCTGGGCAAAGGCGATGATGTAGCTGCGGAAAATCTCGGACTGGGCGCGACTGGCCGACAGGAACACCTGGTTATCGCCGGTCAGCACCGCGTCCATGAAGGCTTCGCCGGCGAAGTAGTAGGTCAGGCCCACCTGGCGGCTTTTGAGGATGTTCCGGATCCTGGCGGTCAGCGGGTTCTGTTTCGCGGCGAACAGCTCTTTCTGGTAGCCGTACATTTTGCTGATGAACTTGTCGAGAAAGTCCACTTCGCGCAGCTCGCTGACGTCGTTCTTGACCTTCTTTTCCCGCTTCTTGCCGTCGCGCTTGCCACGCTCCCGACGCTCACCGCGTTGATCATCGCGGCGATGACCATCGTCGTCCTGGTCATCACGGATCGGCGCAGCCACCGGCTTTACACACTGCTTAACCAGTCGTTCGCGAACAGTCGTCAACCGGTCCAATTCGTCCAGTTCGCCCTTGGTCAGCGAGTCGGCTTTCTCCAGAAGCAAGGTGATACGCCGGCTGACGGCGGTCAGCGGTTCTTCATCCGTCAGCATGTCTTCCCAGCCACCAACGCGGATCCAGTGGTACACGATCCGGATGTTGGGCAGGTTCAACTGCGCCTGAATTTCCTTGGCCTTGTGACGGCGTAGAAACAGGCGTTTGGCGGCTTCTTTGACTTCGGTTGAGTAGTACATGGGCCGCAGTCTATGCGGCGAAAACGCGGAAAACGTGCAGTTAAAATCCGCGTTTCTCCTATAAATCAAATATAGGAGAAGCGCGAAAGTAAACCGTTTGTTGGAGGCGTTGCGGCTCCCTATCTTGGGGCCTCAATTTACCGATGAGCGCAGTTCTTCCCATGCCCCGTTCCCTTGTCAGCTTCTGGAAACGCGTCGCCACCAGCGGTCCTACCGTAGATGGTCGCGTCATCACGCCGCAGGAACTACGCGACATCGCCGAGACGTACAGCACTACTACTTACACGGCCACCATCTGGTCCGAACATGACCGCTGGCCAGGCTCCTACGGCACCGTATTTGCCGTGCGCCTGATCGAGGACGTCGAGGGTCTGGCCCCCGGCCAAGTCGCGCTGGAAGCGCAGTTGAAGCCCAACCAAAAGCTGCTGTGGCTCAACGACCAAGGCGAAAAGCTCTTCACCAGCATCGAGATCATGCCCGACTTCGCTGGCACCGGCAGGGCGTACCTGACCGGCCTTGCCGTCACCGACGAGCCGGCGAGCCTGGGCACTCAGGAACTCTACTTCTCCCGCAACCCCGGCAACCCCGGAAAGCGCGTGCATTACGCGGCTGCCGTCCCGCTGGGTTCGATTGGTGAAGACGAACCGCAGGGCGAGGTGGCCAAGCTGTTCAGCATGTTCACCGGCCTGTTCAAGCGCTTTGGCATTGAAGAGGTGCCAGCCGAAACCACCCCGCAAACCCCTACCGAGAGCAAACCCCCAATGGATGAAGCTACAGCCAAAGCGCTGCAGGCCTTGATCGAACAGCAACTGATCGTCACTGCCGGCATTCAGGCGCTGATTGACAGTTTCGCAGAGGCACCGCCGGCACCCGACCAGGCCCCGATCGACGACGTACAGACTGCGGTCGATGACATCGTGGCCACCGCCGAAGACGAAAAGCAGTTGAGCCGCAAGGGCTCGTCCAACGCTGCAGTGCTTGCCGGCATGAACAAGCTGCAGGCGCAATTCAGCGCGTTGCTGGACAAGCCGGAAGGCCGCCACCTGTCACGCACCACTGGTGCCGCTGACCCTAAACCGAAGCGGGTACTCTGACATGGCCAGGTCTCTGAGCGCCTTCGGCGCAAAAATGTTCGCGGCCCTGCAGGTTTCCCTGGCTGAGTCCTACGGCGTCGAGCTGGTCAGCAAGACGTTTAGCGTCGAGCCCTCGATTGCCCAGGAACTCAACGAGGCGATCACCCACAAGTCCGATTTCCTGCAGCGCATCAACGTCATTCCCGTGACCGAGATCAAAGGTGAGAAGGTGTTCCTCGGCGTGTCGGGTCCTGTGACCGGCCGCACCAACACCAAGACCAAGGATCGTGAAGCCAAGGATGCTTCGGCGCTGGATGACGACAGCTATGAGCTGTTCTCCACCGAGTCCGACGTTAGCCTTCCTTACGCCAAGATCGACGCCTGGGCCAAGTTCCCGGACTTTCAGCAGCGCTATGCAGCTGCCGTGCAAAAGCAGATCGCACTGGACCGTCTGATGATCGGCTTCCACGGTACCCATGCTGCTGCGCAGACCGACATTGACGCTTTCCCCATGCTGCAGGACGTGAACAAGGGCTGGCTGCAAATTGCTCGTGATCAGATTCCTGAGCAGGTGCTGAGCCAGGGCCTGGCAGCCGGCAAGATCACGCTGGGCGCAGGTGGTGACTATGCCAATCTCGACGCCCTGGTGCATGACACCAAGCAGATGGTCGACGAGCGCGTCCGGGACGGCGGCGACCTGATTGCGATTATCGGCAGTGACCTGCTAGCCAACGACAAGGCCAAGCTTTATTCCAAGCAAGGCGACGTGCCGACCGAGAAAGAGCGCATCGAACTTGCGCAGGTCATCGCAACCTACGGCGGTCTGCCGAGCTTTAGCGTGCCGTTCTTCCCCGTCAATGCCGTGGTGGTGACCAGCTTCGACAACCTCTCGATCTACTTCCAGGACTCCAGCTGGCGCAAGCAGACCGTTGATAACCCGAAGCGCTCCCGCGTCGAGGATTACAACAGCCGTAACGAAGGCTATGTGATCGAGCAGTTGGAAAAGTTCGCCATGGCTGAAAACGTCGAATTGGTGAAGGCATGAGCCTGGCACTGGCGCACAAACGCCGCTTGATCGCAGAAGGCCCAGCGGCTGCGGTCGCCGGTGCACAGATGGCTTATTCGGCTGACACCGCGTTGTCCAGTCCTGCCAATGCACGCAAGCATTTGAAGCTGATGGAAGACGCCTTGGCGGGTGATCTGGAGCGCATCAGCGCGATCAACAGCCGCGAGCAGCGCCAGCTGCTCAAGCGTGACGAGCTGCTGCCCAAGTACCTGGATTACGTACAGCGGTACCGCGATTCGGAATTGAATTTCCAGAACTCGGTGCTGGTGTATGTCCTGATCTGGCTGTTCGACACCGAGCAGTTCACCCAGGGCCTGGAGCTGGCCGACTTCGCCATATCCCAGGGCCAGGCGCTGCCTGAGCGCTTCAACCGCGACATTCCGACCTTCGTTGCAGACGAGGTGATCGATTGGGCCGAGGCGGAATTCAAGGCCAGGCGCAGCCCTGAGCCCTACGTTTCCAACCTGCTGCCCCGTGTCGACGGCGAATGGCAGCTGTTCGAGCGGATCCCGGCTCGCTACCACAAGTTGCTGGGAATGATCGCGCTACACCGCAAGGACTGGCCTGTTGCAATTCACCACTTCGAACGGGCCGAACAGCTCTACGAAAGCATCGGCGTAGGGACACGCCTGTCTGACTGCCGCAAGGCGCTGGCCAAGGCGCAAGCCAAAGAAAACGCCGGCAACGGCACCGAATAACCGACTACCCCCCCGGCGAGAAACTGTGGATGTGAGCCAACCATTTATGGCCCTGACCCACTGAAACAGTTTTCCCGCCCCTATTTGAGCGGCCCGCAATGAGCTTTTCCGGGAAACCCACCACCTTTGTGGAACAGGCGATCGAGAACGACGGCTTTTGGCCTGATCTCTCTGTGACCGAGTTTCAGAAGGGTTACCGCCTGCCGGCGGAGTACCTGGTAGAGATGCTGGCCGCCGATCTGAACATGGCCATGGTCGAGGTCAATACCGACCTGGCCAAGTTAAAAGCGCGCTGGCAGGGCGCTGGCGTGTCCAACGTTGAATCCGCAGACACCACCATCCTGCCAGAGCGCACCTTTCAAGCGGCGACCTATAAGCGCGCCGTCTACAGCCGCGCCAAAGCCAGCCTGCTGACTCAGTTCGCCACGGTCAACCGCCGCGAAAGCGCCGAAAACGTAGGCAAGGAATTGCCAGAGCGGTCCGAAACCTTCCTCGCTTTCAGCCAGGCTGCTGTGCGGTCGCTGCAGGGCCGTGGTCGCATCACGGCGGCGCTGCTGTGATCAAGCTCAAGGCGTTGACCGCCTACCTGCTCGAGCGCCAATTGGTTGCACCTGAGCAGCTCGACAGCTGGACCGACCAGGTGCAGGTCGAGCTGGTCTGGAAACCTGACACCCAAGGCATGCACATGGGTGACATGAATTACGGTGCGACCATCTCGATCGAGCGGTTCGCGGATCACCCGGCGCGCCTGTTTGCGCTGGTAGGCAGCTGGCTGGAAACCCACGATCAGGACCGCGACGGTCTGCCAAACGTGGTGTTCGATGTGGTCATGCTCGACAACGACCTGGCCGACGTCGACATCAAGCTGCAGTTCACCGAAGCGCAGTACCTGGCCGAGGATCCTGCCGGCGAGATCGAGGCGTTCGGCAATACCTGGTCGTTCGTGCCGTTCGAACTGTGGGTGGCTGAGAGCGGCGAGGTGACCGGTCATGGCCTTTGATCTGGACATTCGCGGCATGCTCGAAGCCCAGGACCTGCTGGCCTTGATGGAGCTTCCGACGCCCAAGCGCAGACGTCTGTTGAACAACGTTGCCAAGCGCGTGCGCAGTCTGAGCCGCCAGCGGATCCGCAATCAGCAGAACCTGAATGGAACGCCGTTCGCGGCCCGCAAGGACACGTCCAAGGGCAAGAAGAAGATGGAAACCGGCCTGGGCAAGCTGCTCGATGTCACTCGCCTGACCGGTACCGAAGCGGAGCTGGGCTGGCGTAACACGCTGACCCGTTGGGTTGCCTCGCAGCAGCACAACGGCGTGTCCGAACGGCGCACCGCCGCGCAGATGCGCCAGTGGAACAAGGTTCCGCCGGGCACCGCCGCTACCGAAAAACAGGCCAAGAGCCTGCGCCGTCTGGGTTTCAAGACCCGTCAGGAAGGCAAAAAGACCCTGACCCGCCCATCCGTGGCGTGGATCCAGCAACACCTGAACTACGCCAGAGCGGGATTGCTGATCCGCGTCCTGGACGACGAACGAGCCGAATCCACCGGTGCGCAAAGCTGGAACATCCAGCTGCCTGCGCGTCAGTTCCTCGGTGCCAGCGACAGCGAAACCAGCCAACTGGTGAACCTGGTGCTGCAACAAATCCTTAATTCACCCCGCTAACGAGGCACCGCTTTATGGCACTCGGCAAAGTCAGCGTTAACAATCTCAACCTCGGCCAGGGTGCCGTGAGCGAGATCGAACGCTATTTCCTATTCATCGGTCCCGCCGCCAAGAACGTCGGCAAGCTGGTCCCGTTGGACACCCAAAGTGATCTGGACGTCCAGCTGGGCGTTGCGGACAGCGACCTGAAAACCCAGATCCTGGCAGCGCGCAGCAACGGCGGTGATCGCTGGGCCTGCATCGCCGCTCCGATCGCGGGCGAAACCACCTGGCAACAGGCGCTTGAGAGCGCGACCCGCAGTTATTCCTTCGAAGCGGTGGTGATCGTCAACCCGGCAACCACTCAGGCCGAGCTTTCAGCGATGCACGTTGCAGCCAATGACCTGAGCAACAAGTTGGGCCGCCGCGTCTTCGTGCTCGCCGCGACTGCCGGCATTGCTCCGCAGTTGAGTTGGAGCGCTTACGTTGTCGAGCAGAAAGCCATCGTCGGCGGCCTGGCTGCGCCTCGGGTTCTGCCGGTACCGCAACTGCACGGCAATAACCTAGGCGTGCTTGCCGGTCGACTGGCCAATGCCGCCGTGAGCATTGCCGACACTCCGATGCGCGTTGCCACCGGCGCGGTCCTGGGCCTGGGCGCTGAACCCAAAGACATGGACGGCATCCCGCTGAGCACCGCGGTGCTTTCGCAGCTCGACGCAGCGCGTCTGTCTGTGCCGCAGACGTACCCGGACTATCCGGGCACCTACTGGGGCGACGGCAACATGCTGGACACCCCCGGCAGTGACTTCCAGGTGATCGAGAACCTGCGTGTCGTGGACAAGGCAGCACGCCGCGTGCGCGCTCTGCTGATCCGCTACGTAGGCGATCGCACCCTGAACAGTTCGGCCAACAGTATGGCGACCACCACGTCCAAGCTGATGGCCCCGCTGCGCGCGATGGCCAAGTCCACCAAATTCGCCGGCCAGGTATTCCCGGGCGAGATTGAGCAGCCCAAGGACGGCGACATCGTGCTGACCTGGACGAGCAAAACCTCTGTCGTGGCCTACCTCAAGCTGCGCCCCCTCAACTGCCCGAAAGACCTGACCGCGAACATCGCGCTGGACCTTTCCGTTACGGATTCGGAGTAACCCATGGCCGCAAAAATTGGCGGTAAGAACTTCGACGTGAACCTGGGCGATCTGCTCGTTCACGTCGAGGCCGGCACCATCGACATCACGGACAACAGCACCGTGGCCCAGACCAAGGGTGTGCCCAATGGTCACGTCGACGGCGATGTCGCTGCAGCTGGCGAACTGGAGCTGGACACCACCAACTTCAATCTGCTGATCGAGCAGGCCAAGACTGCGGGCAGTTTCCGCGAGCTGGAGCCGTTCGACATCGTGTTCTTTGCCAAGGCCGGCGAAGAGGAACTGCGCATCGAGGCCTTCGGCTGCAAGGTCCGTGTGTCCAGCCTGCTGAGCATCGATCCCAAGGGCGGCGCGAAGAACACCCACAAGGTGCCGTTCGACGTCACCAGTCCGGATTTCATCAAGATCAACGGCGTGCCGTACTTGGCTGCTGCTGAAATCGAGGGTCTGACGTAATGGTTTGCCCGTTCGATCGTGCGCAGGCTCTGGAGCAGCGACAGCGCGACCAGGCCATTGCGGCCCAGTTGGCCAAGCCGCGAGCGAGCGGGCCGAGCCTCACCCATTGCCAGGACTGCGACAAGGAGATCCCGCCAGCACGCCAGGCGCTGGGTGGCATGACTCGTTGCGTGCCTTGCCAAACCCTGACTGAAAAGGGGCTTCGTTGATGAGCACCAATCAAGCTGCTCAGGACACCGCCATTGCGTTGGTGAAGGCGTCGCCCGCGATTGGCGTCGCCGCCACCGGTGCGACCGGTGCCGTTGACTGGTCCGCCGTGGCCTACATGCTGACCGCGTTTTACATGGTGCTGCAGATCCTGCTGCTGATCCCCAAGTACCGCCAGATGCTGCGGGACTGGAGGGTCAAGCCATGAGCCTGCGGGTCAAGATCACCGCCGGCGTGCTGCTGCTCTGCAGCGGCACGTTGACCGCCTTCCTGGGCACCTGGGAAGGGAACGGCCAGAACGTGGTGTATGCCGACAAGCTGGCCAGTGGTTTGCCCACGGTCTGCAAGGGCATCACCAAGCACACCAGCCCGGATCCAGTGGTGGTCGGTGAATATTGGTCCGATGCGCGCTGCGCCGAGGTGGAAGGCCTGGTCATCGCCAAGGGCCAGTTGAGCCTGGCCGACTGCCTGACCAACCAGGTGATCGGGCAGAACACGTTCGACGCCTTGAGCAGCCATGGCCACAACTTCGGCGTGCCGACGACGTGCGCGAGCCGTGCGGTGGGCCTGATCAATGCGGGCCGCATTGCCGAGGGCTGCAAAGCGCTGGCCTGGGCTTCCGACGGCACGACGCCGGTTTGGGCCTATGTGACCGGTGCCGATGGCCGTAAGACCTTCGTTCGTGGTCTGCACAACCGCCGGCTTGCCGAAATGAGGCTATGCCTGCAATGACCATCAGCCCGCTGCGCCTTGCCCTGTTCTTGCTGGTGGTCGGTCTGCTGACCTGGTGCGCTTTCGAGTACCAGGGCAACCAGCTCGTCGCTGCCCGCGCTGATCTGGTCGACGCCACTGCAGATCTGCACACCGAGCGAGAGGCGGCGCGCCTGGCCCGCGATCAGCTGGCAGCGCGGGACCAGCTCGACACCCACCACACCGAGGAACTGAATCGTGCCCGCGCTCAAATCAACACTCTGCAGCTTGCTGTCGCTGATGGCAGTTACCGGCTGCGCATCAAAGCTTTCTGCCTCGCAGTGCCCGGTACCGCCAGCGCCGCCGGCCTGGCTGATGCAGGCAGCGCCGAACTCGCAGCAGACGCTCGATCGGATTATTTCACCCTCAGAGACGAGCTTGCCCTCAGCCGGCAAATGATCCTCGGCCTGCAGGACTACATCCGCCAGGTCGTGCAACGCACGCCGGCACAACCCTGACCCTTTACAACTCAACCTTACGGAAATACCGACATGAGCGAAGTAAACCGCAGCATCACCCTGGAACGTGGCGACAAGGAATTCACGTTCAACCTTACCCCGCAGGTGATCACCAAGTACTTCAACGCCACGACCCAGGCCAACAAGGTCGCGCCGGCCCACAACCTGCTGATGGGCACCGCCAAGGACGAAGACAAGGCCGCACTGAAGGCGCTGCTGGAAAACCCGATCACCACCATGACCCTGGCCGGTGCTTTGCTTGAAGAGTATTCGCCGGACGTTGAAGTGATCGTAAAAAAGCCCTCGAACATGCCGAAGGCCTGACCCAGGACGGGCTGGGCCAGTTGCTGGCCTTGGCCCAACGCTGGCTGCCTGGCGCTGAACCCACGATCGAAAGCATGGGCACCGCCAAGTGGCTTGAAGACGAACACTGGAGACGCATGGAAATTGCCGTCGCCAACGGCATTTCCACTGCCTTTAACGGATAACCCTGATGGCTGACCGTTCCGCCCGCCTGGCTTTCATCCTGAAACTGACCGACAAGGTCAGCGCCCCGTTGGGCAAGGTGAAAACCAGCTTCAGCGACCTTGCCGCGAAGAGCCAGCAGAACATCATTCAGATGGGTGCAGGCCTGGCCGGCATGGTGGGGGCGGGCAAGGCCATCACCGAATCACTGGAACCGGCGCTGGAAGTGAACCGGGCGCTGGGCGACATGCGCGCCTTGGGCACCACCGAAGACGCGCTGGCGTCGCTGAACCGGACGGCCCTCGAATTTTCGATCACCTACGCCGCCAGCGCCGCCGAGTTCGTGGCGTCGTCACGTGTCATTGATGGCGCGATCAAGGGCCTGGTCGGCGGCCAGCTGTCCACCATCACCAGTGCCAGCAACCTGTTGGCCAAGGTCACCAAATCCGACGCCGAAACGACCGGGGCGTACCTGGGCACCATGTACAACCTGTTCAAGTCCCAGGCAGACAAGATGGGTCGGGTGGAATGGGCCCAGCAGCTGACCGGCCAGACCGCGCTGGCGGTGAAGCTATTCCGCACCGACGGTGCCCAGTTGAAAGACGCCTTCAAGGAAGTCGGGGCGATCGCGACCCAGGCCGGTGTCAGCTTTGCCGAACAAATGGCGGTGGTCGGTACGCTGTCCAGCACCATGGAAGGCGGCGACGCCGGCGGGCGCTACAAGGCGTTTTTCGAAAACCTCAGCGCGGCTGCCGAGAAAACCGGCCTGAGCTTCACGGACGCCTCCGGCAATGCACTGCCCATGCTGCAGATCATGGACAAGCTGCAGGGCAAGTACGGCGACCTGACCAGTGCTGCTGCCGGCACCAAGCTGATGGAAGTGTTCGGCGGTGAAGGTGCCCAGGTGATCGGCGCGCTAGCCAAGGACACCGATCGGCTGCGCAACGGCATTGCCGAGCTGGGCAAGGTCCGGGGCCTGGAGAACGCCGAGAAGATGGCTAAGGCCATGGTCGACCCCTGGCAGCAATTCGGCAAAGCCGTCGAAGCGCTGCGCATCGCCTTCGGCCAGTCCCTTATTCCGACGCTGACGCCGCTGATGGAACGCCTGGTGGGTATTGCCAAGACCTTGACCCGCTGGACGCAACTTTTCCCGAACATCACCCGGCTTATCGGTATCACCACGCTGGTGGTCTTTGGCTTCATCGCCGCGATGTCGTTGCTGACCCTGGTAGTCGGTGTCAGCAAAATGGTCTGGCTGGGCATGCTCACCGTATGGAAGCTGCTCACCTGGCAGGGCTTCAAATCGATCGCCATGTTCCTGTTCCACACGGTCATGGTCGCAGCTTTCGTAGTCGGCCTGATCGGTCTGTACACCTGGATGGCGATCGTGCGCGTCGGCATGCTGCTGTGGCAGGGCGCGATCTGGCTGGTCAACGCCGCCATGCTGGCCAACCCGGTGCTGCTGATCGTGGCCGGCATTGTCCTGCTGGCCGCTGCCGTGGTCGCAGCGGTCGTTTACTGGGACGAGCTGTGCGCCGCACTGATGAACACCACCGCGTTCCAGTGGATCAGCGATCAGATGGCCAAACTGTCCAGCTGGTTCGACTCGATGGGCGGTTGGTCAGGCATCGCCAAAACGGCCTGGGACAGCATCCTGTCTACGGTCAAGAGCGCAATCAATGGCCTGATCGAGATGGCCAACAAAATCCCCGGCATCAACATAGAAACCACGTTTGATGATCTGCCCGAGCCGCCGAAGATTCCAGATCTGCCCGGTCAGGGCGCACCTGTACCGGGTCCGCAACTGCCGGCAGCGGTCGCTCGATCTGCGCCGACCCAGGGTGCTGCAGCGAGAGTCCAGGTGAAACCTGCAACGCCTATCAGCTTGCCGCAACCCAACGTGCTGCCCTTCAAACCGCTGCAGTTGCCTGCTCCGCAGATCAGCCAGGCCGACCCGATCATGCTGCCGCCGGCGTCGGCTGACCGGGCGTTTTCGATGCCGGCCAAAACGGCACTGCCAGAGCGCGTCGAGAAGGTCATCGAGCTGCCCTCCAAATCGGACAAGGGTATTGAGGCCCGCAAGGCGATCAACGCCAATACGTCGATCAGTCCCACCAAACCGCAGGCCGTCCCGAAAGGAGGACTGATGCAAAGCTTCCAGAACCAGAGCAACGCCATGAACCCCAATCAGCGGCCCGGCACCCACGTCGAGACACTGAATATCAATACCTCCAAACCGATGACACCGCTGGAGCTGGAAAACATGATGGCCATGGCGGTGGGCGGCTGATGAGTGAATACGTCGACCTGCTGATCATGAACAACGACCTGGTACTCGACCCGGCTCGCCAGCCCCTGCTGGTGGATGACCGCGCCTCGATCGCTCAGGACATCGCGCATCTGATCCGCGAAAGTGGCCTGCTGATCACCCTGGTGGCCGAGCGCGACCGGTTGCGTCAGCGTGACTGCATTCAGCAGATGGAGCTGCTCGTCGAGGATGACGAACGCCTGGTACCAGGTACTGCGCAGATTGAGCAGACCCAGCCGGGTGTGTACCTGGTGACCGCCACGACAGTGAAGTTTGGCCAGGTGGAGATCACCTTATGACCGTCGACTTCAAAAAGGCGCTGGGTGATTCCGGCATTCCGACCACCGAGGCGCAGCTCAAACAGGCCTGGGAAAAGCTGGCCGTCGAGCAGGGCAGCACGCTGACCAACACCAGCGCGTACAGCCCGTTCTGGCGAATCATCACGGCGCTGGTCACCAAGCCAGTGCTGTGGCTGCTGGAGTTCGTCAGTGGCACGGTGTTGCCGAACTTCTTCGTCAAGACTGCCGGCGCGCAATGGCTGGACATGCTGGCGTGGGCGGTGAACATCGAGCGCAAGGCCGCGACGGTGGCCGTTGGCGAATTGCTATTTACCCGCGCCAATACCGGTGGCGAGCTGGAAGTGCCGATCGGCACTGTCGTCCAGTCGCCGACCCTCAACGGTCATATCTACCAGTTGGTAACCACCGAGCCGCGCAGCTTTGAAGAGGGCCAGAGCCAGTTGGTGGTGCCGGTCAAGGCCGTGGGAGCCGGCAGCGGCTACAACCTGGCACCGGGTTACTACGCGGTGCTGCCTCAGTCGGTCCCGGGCGTTGTCCAGGTGGTAAACAACACCGACTGGCTGCAGACGCCTGGCGCGGATTCCGAGCATGACGACCAGTTGCGTCTACGCGTGCGCAACCAGTTTTCGGCGGTCAACCAATGGCACACCGACGCGGTGTACCGGGCAATCATCACCGGGTTTCCTGGGGTTGCCGCTGACGGCGTGTACTTCGAACACGGCGCGCCGCGTGGACCAGGCAGTGCCAATGCCTTCGTGCTGTTCGACGCCGGCGTGCCCGCCGATACCTTCCTCGAGCAGATCAACACGCATATCCGCGACGGCGGCAACCATGGCCACGGCGACGATCTGCTGGCCATGGCCATGCCTGAAACTCTGCACGCGATCAGCGTCAAGGTCTGGCCGGTGGCGAACCTGACAGCGCTGCAGCTGCAGACTCTGCAGGCTGAGGTCGGGCTGTTCATCCGCGCCGCGTTCCGCGAAAGCACCCAGAGTGACTACGCGCCGACTCGGACATTTCCCCAGTCACGTTTCAGTTTCAGCCGCCTGACCGAAGAGCTGCACGTCCAGTTTCCGGATATCAGTTCGTTGCGGTTCGCCAACAGCGACATCGTCTCGGCCTTGGACATCCCGCGCATCAGCACCCTGGCGGTGGTCCTGCAATGATCAAGCTCAAGCTGCCGTTCTGGCTCGAAGGGCTGGAGCTGACCAAGCTGGTCACCACCGCCCAGCTCTGGTGGGAGCAGGCCACCGAGTGGCTGCGCTGGCCGTACCTGCAGTTCGACGCGGATACGTGCCACCTGTCCATTTTGGAGCTGTGGGCCTGGCAGCGTGATGTCACGCGGTTTCCCGCCGAACCTGAAAGCCTGTTCCGTCTGCGGGTCAAGTACGCCTTTATCAACTCGGTGGACGCCGGCAGCACTGCCGGTTTGAAACGCATCCTGGAGCGCTTGGGCGTCGGCTATGTCGAGATCCAGGAACGCATGCCCGAACGCGACTGGGACGTCGTGCTGCTCACCCTGAGCGATTCCCAACTGTCCGAGAACCCCGACCTGTTGCGTGTGCTGATCCGTCAGTACGGACGCACCTGCCGCCGGTATGACTTCGTAACCATCACCCCGGTGCGGCTTGCTGTTGCCCTGGTGGATTTCAATGACGATCAGCAAACGCTGGTCGCCAGCCTTTAGGAGCCCTCATGGCTGCAAGTATCACCCTTGCCGGCGAGAAACTGATCGCCCAGAAACAAGCGGCCAACCTGCCGCTTACCGTCGCCCGCTTCGTGCTGGCCAACGTGCCCGGCCTCAATGTGAGCGGTCCGGTCAATCGCGCCGGCGTTAAGCCGCCAGCGGCCCAGATCGTCTACACCGCAAACATCACCCAGCAGGGCTATGTGAACCCTAACCAGGTGGTGTACAGCCTCCTGATGGGCACCGATATCGGTGACTTCGACTGGAACTGGATCGGCCTGGAGACCAGCGACGACGTGCTGCTGTCGGTCGCCTACGTGCCGTTGCAACAGAAGCGCAAGAACGTCCTGCCTGACCAGATCGGCAACAACGTGACGCGCAACTTTCTGGTGGTGTTCGACGGTGCCCAGCAGCTGACCGGCATCAAGATCGATGCAAGCACCTGGCAGCACGACTTCACTGTACGCCTCAAAGGCATCGACGAACGCGAGCGGCTGAGCAATCGCGATGTGTTTGGCCGTGCCTGCTTCTTTGATAACGGTTTGAAGCTTGAGAAAGTCGGTAGCACCTACCAGCTCAAGGCGGGGGTGGCTTATGTCGAAGGAATTCGTCTGGAGTCGACAGCCGTCCTGCCGGTCGTCTTGCCGTCGGTGCCCAACAAGGCCTGGCTGGATGTGTCTCTGCAGCGCGATCACAGCGAAGTGGTGGGTACGTTCCAAGTGGTGTTTGGCATGGACAAGGTGGATTACAACGACGGTGCCGGCGCACGCCATTACTTGGTGCCGTTGGCCGACTTGCCCACCTCATCGTTGATTACCGATCTGCGCAGCGTCGAGCCGATCATCACTGAACTGATCAAACACCTGGCCTCCCGGGTTGGCGACTATCCCAATCTGCGCGCCCGGGCCACCACTAAAGATGACGTGAAGCTGGACCAGATTCCCAATGCGATCAGCAGTGATCCAACCAGCAACAGTGATCAAGTGTTGGCCACCACCAAAATGGTCGTAGCTGTACGCCAACTGCTCGAGGCCCTGGTCGACACCAAACTCAACAAAAACGGTGGGAATGTCACGGGTACGATCAACACTACGCAGTCCATCGTACTCAATAACGGTAGCAATGACTCGCCAGAGGTGCGCTGGGCGACGACGTTACGTACCGTCTTTGCTGATGTGTATAACCATACGTTCCGAATCTTTTCGACAGGCGTACCGGATCCGCTGAACCTGGATCTGGCCAACCAGCGTGCTTATCTGTTTGGCCGCGAGCCGTGGGACACCGGTAACTTCAATCCGGCCCTTAAAGCTGATCTGGCGGGGGCAGCATTTACCGGCCCGGTCAGAGTGCCTTCGCTACCGGCCACGACCAAGGACCAGCAGGCCGCGAACACTGCCTTTGTGCATTCGGTGGTCGCCGCCCTGGTGGACTCGTCGCCGGCGGCGCTCGACACCCTCAAGGAGCTGGCGACGGCCCTTGGCAACGATCCCAACTTTGCCACCAGCATGACCAATGCCCTGGCGGGAAAACTGTCGACCAGCGGCGGCACGGTGGCCGGCCGACTATACAGCCGCAAAGCAGATGCTCAACTCGGCGTTTGGGGATCTGCGGGTCTGGTTCTCGATTCGGATTTGCACCCAGCCATTACCTTTCATGCCTCTTCGCGTGGTGTGGCGCGGATGCTGGGGCTCCAAACTGACAATGAGCTGTATCTGGGCGGATCTGACCCTGGCCAGCCGCAGTACAAGCTATTCCACTCGGGCAACTTCAATCCTGCCGGCAAAGCTAACGTCGCCACCACGCTCGGTGGCTATGGCATCACCGACGCCTATACCGCCAGCCAGTCAGATGGGCGTTTTGTGCGGCTCGCGGGTGAAAACGGCTACACCGCATTCAGCCTCGGTCAGGTTCCTTCGCTGGCAGCGGCGGGTGCTCACAACCAAGCCCACGCCCCTCTGGCGATTGTGAACGGCAATAACCCGGCCGCTGCAGCAGTGATTACATTTCATCGGGGCGGGTCCTACGGCACGTTCTTTGGTCTGGACACGGACAACCAGTTTGCTTTCGGTGGCTGGTCAGCGGGTAACGCCCGGTACCGTTTTTGGACCGAAGCAAACCGGCCGAAAAACACTGCCTCGGTTGAGGTCAACGGCTGGCACAAAGACGCTGACACCGGTCGCATCGAGCAGTGGGGGCGAGTCACGCTGGTATCGCCGAATGCCGTCGGTGCGGTGGCGGAAGCGGGGATTTATTTTCCGATGTCGTTCCCGGCCGCGTTCCACTCTGTGACGTTCGGCATTGAGGCGGTCGGAGAGACCACTGAAATTGCCGAGAACCTGGTGGGGTTTCATAGCCCTGGCTTGGGCGCCATGACCGTACGCGTTCAACGCGTTGCCGGCAGTAACCCAAGCAACACCCCCATCACCATCCACTACCGCGTAACGGGGAAATAAATGGAGTTCTTTTACGGTCGCCCGTCGGGCGGGTTTTACAGCAGCGCGAGCCACGGCCCCCGAACCATCACCATCGATGACCCAACCTTCGAACGACCGAAGATCCTGGTCCCGGATCCCGCATACATCGCGGGCGACCACAGCCAGGAGGAGTCCGTGCCGATGATCGAGATCGATGACCTCGGCGTCCCGGTGCCGCAGATTACCGTCGACAATCCGGAATGCCTGCTGCCCCCGGCGAGCGATCTGATCGAGATCAGCATAGAGCACTACCAATCCTTACTGGAGGCACAGAGCAACGGCATGCGTATCGGCCTGGATGACAGTGGTCGACCTGCTGCTATTGCGCCGTTTGGTCCCACCATCGAGACGCTGCGCGAGAATGATCGTTGCTGGCGGGACTATCAGCTCAAACAGACCGATGGGATGGTCAACCGCCACCGTGACGAGCTCGAAGCGGGGCAGGCAACGACGTTGTCGGTGGAACACTACATGGCGCTGCAGGCCTATCGTGGCGCGCTGCGTGATTGGCCGGAGCATTCGTCGTTCCCCGACATTTCAGCCCGCCCATCAGCCCCGACCTGGTTGGTGCTGCCATGAGTTGGACCAACATCAAGTTTCGCTGGCCGGCACAAGCCACTCAATGGATGGGCCAGATGGCCGGCGCTCGCAATCTCATCAAGGGCGAAATGCTCAGCACTGGGGAGCGAGTCTCCAAGCTAGCCGACATCGCGACCACCAGCCCGGGGCCGATCGGCGGCGCCGCACAAGCGGCGATCAGCGCCGGCCGTACCGCCTTGGCGGCCCAGTTCGATAATGTCCCGTCGTGTATCGTCGTGACGCCATTCCAGCACGGGGTTGGCCAGGGCAGCGGCGGCCACCAGCGTTTTTTGTCCGCGCCGAACCTGCTGCAACTATTGGCTGACAAGCTGACGGACACCACTGACGCTGTCCGCCCTCAAGGTCAGCAAAGCGCCTTGGTGCTGATCTTCCTCGCCACGCGCCTGGACCAGCTTGCGGCGACGTTGGGTCGGTTCAACGTGGTGTTGCCTATGCCTGACCTGGTGCGCGCCGAACGTCGGGCCGAACACCTGGCTAAGCTGGAGGTGGAAAAGTGGGTCATGCCGATCGCCGGGCAAATGCCGCTCTGGAGCCAGTTGCCGCTGCATCGGTGCCCGATCACCAAGCTGGCCAGCCAGTCCATGGCCGGCCAACTGGCTGTACTTGAGGGCTATGCTGCTGACAGCTCGCCCATGGCGGACCTCGCAGATATGCAGGCCCGAAAGAAGGCGCAGGCCCAGGAGCGCGATCAGCAGCTGGCCGAGCTGAAAGCCCAGTTCACCAACAGTGCCGACGACGTGTCGATCCAGTCCAGGATGTTGGGACCGGGTGACCTGGGCCAGCTACGCCGCGAGCTGCTCGAAGGCGAAGCGCCGGGTCATGAATGGCCGTTGTGTGCCGGCGCACTGCTGGTCGGATCGGCAGAAAGCTTGAGTTTTGTCCAGGAACTGGTGGGCCTATGACGCTGCTACTCAACGGCGAGCAGATCATCGGCCACCGCATGAAGCTGACAGCCAGCCTTAAGATTGAGGCCGACGAGCTGGGCGGGCAGACATCGGCAACCGACAAATCGCACAAGGGTTTCAAACCCAAGACTTTGACCGTTGCGCTGACAATCCCCTACAAGGCCCTCGAGGACCTGCGCACGATCATGCGCCTGGCCGAGGCGACTGCAGGCGGTGGCCAGCTACAGACCTACCGCATCGTGAACGACACGGCCAAGGCATTTGGCATCCGGCAGGTGACGTTCTCTGACGGGGTCAGCGCCCGTGAGGACGACACACTGGCCCAATGGATCGTCCAGTTCACGCTGAGCGAGAAGCTATCCAACCCGGAGAAGGTCGAGAACCGGCGCGCCGGCAACGGCGTCACGTCGCAGTCAGCACCAGGTGATGGTGTTGAGGGCAGCGGATCGGGCACGCCCGAAGAACTGACAGGCTTTGAGGCAGTGCTCAAGAAGGTGGACACCTACCTAGGCGGCGCTTCATGAGCATGAAGCTGCACAAGGTGCTGACGATCGGCGGCGCGGTCATGCCGCTGGTCAATGACGATGTCCGTCTGGACCTCAAGAGTCCAGGCCGCGCCACGTTCACGATCAAGGCGGGCGTAACCGTCAAAGGATTGGTCACGTTCGATATCGGCTACAACGAAGCGGTCCTGCAGCGTCATTTCATTGGCTACGTCGAACGCTGCACCGCCACCAACGGGATTGAGCAGGTGGTGCTGTGTCGTGAGTTAGCCGCGGTGCTGGCCAACCCATTGCCCATAAACCTGCGCCATGTAGATCTGCGCGCGGTGTTGGCCGATATCGGCAGCAAGACCGGCCTGCGTTTCCGGGTTCCGGATCAGGCCTACACACGCGTCAAGACGCCGTTTTTCTACAACCTGGCCGCTGGATACCAGGCGCTGGACAGCATGGCGCGGGTGTTCGGCATCAAGGATTTTATCTGGCAGCAACAGGGCGACGGCGAGATCTACGTCGGTGCTTGGGCTGACAGTTTCTTCGGCGCTCGGTCGCCGTTGCAGTTGCCGGTTAACCTTTTCGACGGTTACCAGGGCAGCCAGAGCGCGATGATCGCGGCTTTACCAGGCCTGCGACCAGGCGTATCAATCAACCAAGGCGAGCGGATCACGAACGTGACGCTAGCCGGCACACAGATGGCTATCAAATGGACGACGCAATCAAGCGCAGCGTAGAGCGGCAATTCCCTGAACTCACCGGCGGCTATCACTTGCCGCGCTTCGCCAAGGTTGTAGCCGTGGCGGATGCGCCGGCCAGCGCCGGGCTGTGTGATGACTTCCGACCGCGCTTCTCGGTCGACCTGCAGGTGATGGGTCCAGATGGTGAGATCGACACAGCGCTGCCGGTACTGGCCGGTGTGCCGCTGCCCATGCCGGTTGGTGGGGATGAGATGGGATTCTTTGCATTTCCGGAAGAGGGCACCAGCGTGGTGGTGTGCTTCGCCTATGGCCTGCCGCACAAGCCCTATATTCAAACCATCCTGCCGCACGGTCTGACACTGCCGAAGGTCCCGAAGGGCGACCAGGTGTGGCAGCACAGTGACGCCGTGCAGCAGCGCGTCGACGCGGACGGTAACTGGTTGCGCAAGACTGACGGCAAGATTCAGGACCAGGCGATTGAGCGCGAAGTCGACGCCATGACGAACACCGAGAGCTTCCAGAGCCACACCAGGACGGTGGACGACCATTCGACTGAGTCAGTGGGTGGCGTAAAGAAGATCGAGGCTCTGGGCGCGCTCAAGCTGTTGTCAGGCGGATCCGCGAGCCTGGCGGCAGTGGACGACTTGCACCACGCGACCGGGCGCGATCTGAACCTGGTGGTCGGCCAAAAGCACAACGCCACGGTGGGTGGCGACATGCACGAGCGTATTCAGGGCTTGCGTGAGAGCATCGCCAGTAAGAGCCAGCGTCTGCAGGCTCCGAAAAACTGGGTAGGGTCCAACACTGTGAACATCTTTCAGGTGGTGTGCGACCTGCTCGATCTGGTTCAGGATATGAATACACAGCTTGCCGCGCACACGCATGGCCCGACCCCGGTTCCCGAAAGCGCAACAGAGTTTCTGACAAATGCGGTTGCGGCGAATAGATTGCTCAATCGCCTGGGCGAAGCGACATTGTCAGGCTAGCCTGCGAAAGATTACGGATAACATTGCCTTGTAGTGGCTTTCCACTACTATCAATGAAAAGCCGCAGCACAACCGTGCTGCGTTCTTGTGTCCATATGCAGGGAAATGCAGGCATGATTATAGCAATTCAGAAGCTTAAAGGTTTTGGTATATTCAAAGATTATACAAATATCTCAACGCAAGACTTTGGGCGCTATAACTTAATCTACGGATGGAATGGCACTGGTAAGTCGACTCTGTCTAATTTGTTTTCCTTGTTAGAGAAAAAATCACACAGTCCAAGGTTTCATGAGAGTAAGTACTCCATTAAACTGTCCGATGAAACTATAATAAACGAAAAAAACATTTCTAATAGTAACGTTGAAATTAAAGTTTTTAATCAAAAGTTTGTATCAGATAATATCGAGTGGAGTAGCTCTGTAAAAAGTATTCTTCTAGTCGCTAAAGACAAAATCGAAGATGCTAAAAAGCTAGAGGTTATGCAGGCACAGCTAGGTAAGGATGTGTCTATAGAGCTAAGTAAAGGGATTGATTTTGAAAAAAAAATAGCAAGCCAATCTAAGTTTATGACTGATACGGCAAGGCATGTGAAAGGTGGCATGCAGTCGATTGATACAAGTGATGCTTATTATCTAAATTATGATAAAAGAAAACTCGAAAGCTTTGTTTTGTCAAATAAGAGCGGGGTGGAAAGTGCTGATTCCATATTGAGTGATGAAAAGATAATAGAACTTGCAAGTGCTGCAAAGTCTGACTATCTTCCTTCTATAAGTTTTAAGCCATTTTCCTTAGGTTACGAATTTTATCAGCAAGCAGTCGAGCGATTGAGGGACTTGCTCAGTACAACAGCTATTAGCATTTCTTTGGAGCGGCTAACCCTTAACAGCGATATCCAAAAATGGGTAGAAGATGGAGTCGAGATTCACAATCGGCATGGGTCTCATAGTTGCGAGTTTTGCGGAGGAATAATCTCTCCTGAGCGTGCGCATGAGATTGAAGGGCACTTCAATAACGCCTACAAGGAATTTCAAGCTAGACTTATATCTGCGCAAGGTTGGTTAAAAACTCAATTGGTGCTGTTCCCGCTAAGAGTATTACCTTCATCGTTATATAAGGAATTTCAGAAGGGGTATGATGAGTCATTTGATTTGTTCGAAAAGATGGCTAATGAGCTTAATGCGGTAATTTTTTCTTGGCAGGAAGCTATAGAGAAAAAGATTAGTAATCCGTTCGATAAATCTATTGAAATATCTGAGGTGAGTGCAGGGTTGATAAGTCGAATAAACTCTGCTTACGAGCTGTCGACGGAGGCTATAAATAAGCATAATAATAAATCAGAGAATTTCAAGACAGAAACTGGTAAGAGTAAAGCTGCGCTTGAACTTCATTTTGCCGCCAGCGAGTTTAAAGCTTTTGATTTTAGCCAGAAAAATAAGGCTTTGAATGATGAAAGAGCAGAGCTTGAGACGATAAGGAGCAATATTTCCGACGCAAAAGAAAATATCAAAATTCTTGAGCAGTCACTGTCCAACGAAACTGTAGCAGAAGAAAAATTTAACGAGTCCTTACATAAGTTTATTGGGCGAACAGAGCTGTGCTTGCGTTTTAACAAGCTGAGGAAAGGATACGAGATAATTCGAAACAACGAAGGCGATCACGACGGTAATTTGAGCGAGGGCGAAAAAACCGCAATTGCGTTCATTTACTTTATTACGAAGCTGGAAGAGAATAATAAGAAAATAAAAGACACTATTATAGTTGTCGATGATCCGGTATCAAGTTTTGATTCTAATCATTTGTTTCATGCGTATTCATTTTTAAAGACTCAGTGCGTAGAGGCAAAGCAGTTGTTTGTTCTGACGCATAATTTTACTTACTATAAATTGGTGCGGGACTGGTTTGAAACAACCAATAGAAACCGTCTTTCAAAAAAACCTGCCAAGTCTGCCACTGGGTTTTTCTATACTGTACAGAGTAACGCTGTAATCCCTAGAAGCTCAACCTTAACGAATGCAGATCCATCATTGGTCAAGTATAATTCAGAATATCACTATATATTTTCTCGCTTATATGAATATAAGGAAAAGGTGGCACTAAATAGAGATGAAGCCTTTTTAACTGCTAACCTATCTAGGAAACTTGTTGAGTCGTTCTTTACTTTCAAATATCCTAAAGGGCGCTCTAATATTAGTACTTTACTTGAAAGTGGTTTGCGCGACTGCATCATTACAACTCCTGAAAAAAAAGAGAAGATCTATAGGTTCATTAATAAGTATTCCCACAGTGATGTTATAGAAATCAATGATGAAGCGGCTGAGAACTTAGCAGGTGAGGGATACAGTGTAATAAGGGATATTTTTATTTGGATTGAAGAGGTTGATGCGGTTCACTATAACGAGATGGTCGAAGTAGTGAGTGCGACCTAATTGCGCTTTTTGGAATTGGCACTCCGGTCTTGATTTTCTGAGAGCTCCACCAAGATCAATAGTCTGCCGGGCAGACTATTGACAGATTTAGACCCATTTTCTATTACTGCGAGATGCGTACGCTGAAGTCATTGGGCTAGTGTTAAAAGACTAAGTACACCATGATCTTAGTCGGTATGAATTTCATCTCGTCGATGTACTCCTACAATTTTCTTTGCCCCTCAACCACTTCACATCACTCCCCGCGCTAGCGAAGGCCAAAGAGGCTGACTACGCCCTCATTCCCGCAGCGGGAGTCTGGACAGCGTTGGGCACCCTGTCCTGAGCATCGAGCTGCGCTGTTTCTGCTTCAACCCAATGGATCGCGCTTTAAATACTCTTTACGTCAGATCGGCTAAAGACAATAGTTGGAATTACATCGGACTAGAAAAATCTCCGGAGAAATGCACTTATCCCCCTCCCGCCGACGGGCTTCGCGTCCGTTTTTTTTGCAAATCTCGATGCGGTGCAATGGCCCTTCAAGCCCAAGCGGGCCGTGGGCCTCTGCGGCTGATCAGCCATTTCACAGAGTGCAAAGTTTTGCAGAGGAATGCAGTGGGATTGCACTGTGGACCTTGGAAAGGCATTCAGGAGCTCCGTGCAGAAGTCCCCGGTTTCGCTGGGTGAAAAACTAAAAAAGACCCTGAGGCCAGGGTTTTCGAAATCAGGGTGCGATCAAATTGCACACCGATTTCGGTCACAGCCCCGTCCGCAGTGGATGGGCTGGAAGCCCTGAGCGACAAGGCTTGTGAGTCAGTTTGGAGGTTTCACTGCGTTACACAGTTACTCACGGGCTTGAAAAACCATGCACCTGACTGTTTTCTTCAATAAAACGCTGGCCACGTTCTTGTTGGCCTCGACGAATTTCGGCTTAACGGACTCGGTTAGGAATCTGCGGAGAGATGAGTCGATCTGTAGCCCGCAACCATGCTTGTCCAGACGTGATTGCAGATCTTTGAAGTTGATCGCGAGCAACGACTCGGGTGCCGCCGAATGGTTGTACTGTTCGCCTTTGCCATCCAGTAGGTCGAGTGCTGACCAGAAGGGAATCAATGCGTCCTCAGCTGATTGTTCGGGCAAGCCAATGGTATCGAGGGCAGGTATCGGCATGCAGAGCAGCGCAGAAAAATGGGCGAGCTGGTCATAGATCGCCGAACGAAGCGCCATGCTCCTGGTTCGATTCAACTCCCTCAGGAGGAAAACTCGATGGCGGGACAACGCGATCTGGTCAGTGACGCATAAATCCTCGGACATGTTGATCTCCTATGCACCGACCGGGTCGATGGCGTTAAAACGTGACCGGAACGTGTGATTTCGTTCTGAAAATAGGGGTGGGGTAAAAAAAATAGCGATATTAGCTAGATGTGAGGAAAAAGGGGTTGGAGGCCCCGGTTTTGCTGGGTCCTTCATATAGCAGGGGATAGCGATATGGTAGCTATATGAATAGCGATATTTTACCAAACCCCCGGAATCATTGGGTTTTAAGGAAGGTAAATATTACTGTTCATAAAGGTAATATTATCGCCTTCATATCGCTTCAATATCGCTATTTCCCGAAAACGCTGAGAGCCTTGATTTACAAGGGCTGTAGCCGTTTTCAGCAACGCATATTACTAATATCGCTATTTTTTTTTGCCCCAACAAATTTTGAGACGCTGCCCTTGGGTGGGCTGCTTGGGGAGGTGCGGACGTGTGTTGGCGTGTGCGCTTTTACCGGCGCGAGTAATCACGTCTAAGGCCTGGTCAGGCGCAGTGAAAGGATGGCTTGTTACGTGGCTTGTTACGTGTACCGCAAAAAACAAGGGCCTGCATCGCTGCAAGCCCTTGATTTATATGGTGCCGGCACCAGGAGTCGAACCCGGGACCTACTGATTACAAGTCAGTTGCTCTACCAACTGAGCTATACCGGCGTAATGGGCTGCGAGTATATAGAGTCTGATGCGCTTGTAAAGCCTAGCTGTCTGATTCAGTTGAAAAAAATCGACCATTGGCGCTCCAGGTCGGATGTGGGCGGGTGGTGGTGCAGGACGTTTCTTTTGGTTTGGACGGATTGGTCTGTGCGGCAGGGCGGATAGCGTTGAATTCGGGCGTTGATTTTGCCTTTGGCGCTCGTCGCTTGTGCCTGACAGAACGCTGGATTTTTAACCTGGTCGCGCAAACCAATGCGTCCAGCGTTGATGGCGATTTGGCGTATGAACAGGCACCCATCCGCCCCCGCCATTTTTGGGCAGTTGCGGGGCAGGAGGGCTTTGCATAGGCTTGTTCTCAACGGCCCAGGCTACTGAGTCAGCAGCACGGGTCGTTAGCTTTTCAGCCATGCAGATAAAGGACTATCTGATGAGTGATGCGATGGATCGTAACCGGGTTTGGGGTTTTGTTTGCCGCAGGCTGGTCATTCGCTGAAGAGTTGTTGAAGGATATTTGCAGGTGCGCCTGGCCTGTTGGCTTTGCGCAGGGTGGGGCTGAGGATGGCTGTCTGAATCGCATGAATGTGCGTCTGGATGCTGACGAAGGCCTCATCGATGTATCAAGAAATGCCCGGATCCTCTGGATTCGGGCATTTTCTTGTGGGCTGGTTGCTGTTGCGTCGGATTTGCACTGGAGCTACCGGCTTTTTGGCCGATACAGCTGTATCGAAAATGGCAGTCAGCCATGGACAGCAAGTGCAATGCAGAGAACGCCTACGCATTACGAGCTGCTGAGTGTCGCTCGCGATGCCTCTCCTGAGCAGATCAAGAAGGCTTATCGCAAGCTGGCGCAGAAGCTGCACCCGGACAGGAATCCAGATCCTTACGCCTCGGAGATGATGGGCGTCGTCAACGCGTCTCACGATGTGCTGGCTGACCCTTCGCGGCGCGCGGCTTATGATGCGCAGCTCGCTGCCAACGAGCACAAGGCGCGTATGGACGCTGCGCGCCGCAAGCAGGCACATGCCGCGCGTGGGCAGGCGGTGCATGTGTATGCGGCCACTTCTGCAGCCACTGCTGCTGCGCCGTCTCAGGCGGCTCGTTCGGGGCCGGCGCCCAAGTCTTCTTCCTATGCTTCTGCATCCCCTTCCCGTGGCAAGCGTCGTCGCAGTGCGTGGCGTTGGGCGCTGTTGTTTGTGGTGTTCTGCGCGGGTGGCGCGTGGATGGGCTACGACCCGGGTGCAGGCAAGTCGTTTGTGCCGTCCGAGCCTGCGCCGGTTGCGCAGACGTGGGTCAAGCCAGCGCCTGCCACGCCTGCCGCGCCGGTTGAGGAGCCTGTAGCGAGCCCGGCCAAGCCGGTGGATGCGGCGGCGTCTGAGTGTGGCGTGCCGGCGCTTGATCCGATGGGCGCGCCGTGGCCGGACAAGGCGGGTTATGTGAAGGACATGCCGGTGCTCAAGGACAACGGCTGGTCGCAGATCACTGTGGATAACTCGGCGGGCGAGTCGGCGGTGTATGCCAAGGTTACGGATGCGGTGGGGCGCAGGGCGTTTCGGCATGCGTTTGTGCCGGCCGGGGCGGTGTTTACGTTCGCCAAGATGGACCCGGGGCTGTACCTGCTCAAGTACAAGATGATGAGTACGGGCTGCGCCTTTGCGTCGGGCAGGATTTTGCTGGAGGAGACGCCGATGGGCAGTCAGATCAAGTCCAGTGCCTACAAGCTGACGTTGCGCAAGCTGCAGAACCGCAGTGTGCCGTTTGCGCGGTTGAAGGATGATCAGTTTTAGTAGTGAGTCATGACAGGAATGCGGCGCTGCGTATTCAGTCTTCGCGAACAAGTTCGCTCCTACGGCCTTCGGCCAGAATCAAAGCGTCGTACTGTGAACTCACCTTTTGCAACGCTTTCAGGCGCGTTTTTGCAGGCACCGTCTCTTTCTTTTGAAGGACATTTCCGAGAGAATCCCCGACCGCTTGCGCCCCTCTGTCTGGGCTTCTACTCTCCGCCCCGTCGCTGCCCATCAGCGATCGGGTTTAGTAGCCCGCAGTGAGTTAAGGCGTAACACAGCCGCGTTTCATTAGGCTTCGTCCTGATGCTATGGCGACTGTGCGCTTGGCACCTTCGGGTGCGCCGGTTCTTAGCTCACCGGTCTACTAACTCGCGTACAGTTGCCGCCTTTTCGTTTAGTAGCGAAAAGGCAGCGACTTCAATAGAAGGAGCTAAGCATGGTCAAAGTAACCCCCGATCCGCCCAACAAACAATCCAGCAGCGCACCGGTCTTCGACAAGGCTGTGGTCAAGCGCGCCATGGAGTGTTACCTGCCAATCTCCCGACCGGCCAAGGAACCCCACGACAGCAAGTTCGACTTCATCAGCCTGGAAGCCACCCTGGTGCACGCGCTGGATTTTCTGCGCTGCGCATCGGCCACCGCTCACGAACTCGGCGATGAACTGACCGGTTCGCAACGCGATCTGGCGTTCGCCTCCATGCACATGCTGGAAATGGCCAAAGTCATGGTCGAGCGCTCGCTGGAGTGTGTCGAAGAAGTCTGA